CGTCAGAATAGAGATAGTAGTTAGTATCAAGTGTCGTACTGTGCGCTGGCGAAGTCCACGGCGATACGAAGGAATCTACCCTTCCACGCCATACATATCTTAGATCACCAGTCAGTGTTATCGTTCTTGCTGCGGGGTCATAGGTTGAAGTAATCGCATTGTTGTTTATAAAACCTGTAGGATCTTGAGAGGCAACAGCAGCATCCGTTGCAATAATACCAGCATCCGGACTACCAAATCTTACATAGACAACACCATCAACAGCCGAATCGAGCGTGTAGGCAATAGCAAAAGTATAGGAAGGCGGTATGGGTCTTACGTCAGTAACTCCACCCATGACAGTATCAGATAAATAAAGTACCGATCCAGCGGAGTAACTAGAGGTATCAAATCCATGTACGAGTCCACGAACTGTGACAAACCCAAAACCGTTGTTAGGTATACTGGACGTTGCCATACCAAGAGTGGTAGCTATACCATCGGTTGCCGATGACGATACCAAACCAACCGTAGGAGTATCATCAGCGATACTACCGCCTGTGACACCTACTATGGAGTTGATTAGAATATCTGCTCCCGATACATTCTTAACGTGAACCCATTCCTCTTGACCAACTTGCAGCAGAGAACTATTAACACCAGGATCAATATCCAAACAGTGATGAACAGGATTCCACGACACTGTGCCTTCATCGGATGGGACGTCAGTAGGCGAAGTGTCGAACGTGACACTGTTAATCCCAGTCACTGGGACATAATCAGTATTTGGGACAGCCGCCGTGATGTCAGAGCCATCCCCTTTAAGAATCCCAGTAACTGCAGTCTTGTCCATCATATCAGATATTATTTCACTGGTAAATAAAAGTGACAACTGGTCAATAGCAACTCCGACACTCTGGATATAATCAGATACTGGTGCAATGGACGTAATCCCCCCAGGTACCGTTGGATCCATATAATACAGCATCCCTGGAATCAGATCAAGAAATGCATCATTGATCTGTCCAGGTGTATACACAGTGATTAGTTCATTCTCGTTTGCATTAGAAAGAACAAATCCAGTAGCAGGTGCCCCTAGGACTGACAAATCAGCCAACTGAGCCCGTAGCTCATCTGCTAATGTAAACAGATTTACAAATTGCCCACGCACAAGGGTTTCGTGCGCTATCGCAGAAACAGTGGCTCCATATATCTCAGGAACTGGGATAGTACCTGTATCCCCAAGATACACGATATTTTCAGGGAGTGGAAGTACTTTCGCACCAAGAATCCAATCCAGTCCTGTGAAGGTGCATACTTCTTTTGTAGCATCGAATACTGGCGGTTTGAGAGTAGTGGCGTTAGATGGGATAAGATAATCACCAGGCACCAATGGGGATATCTGAGGATAACCAAACCCTAAGTACTCCTTGGTAATCTTATCAAAGTAATAAATCTTCATTCTAGTATTTGATTATTGCCAGGAGTGCCACGTTGACTGGACGGGTTTCTGTACCACCAGCGGCGTCAGTATCAAAAGTATAAGGAGGGCCGTCAACTGCACCACCTGAAGCCCAAGGATTACCCCATCCGCTCTCAGAAGTTGTACTGACCGTTTTGCTGTGAAAGTGAGATTTAATTTCATCAGTTTGGTCACTACCAAAGGTTCGGCCCGGATCAATGCCACCACCAGTATCCCAGCCTCTGATGAATTGACCTCTTAGATCAGGAATATTGAACGTAGTACTTCCATTACCTGACCCGAAGATAGTCCCAATGGCTTCGAACAAGTCAGCATAAGTCTCTCTGTTAACTTGGGATCCATCAGCAGCAAGATATCCTGTCGGTGGTACTTGGCTCGCTGTGTGGAAAATCGTCCCTGGAGGCACAGGCTGGTAGTAATTCTCCGGCTTCCCACCGAGGAACTCAGCATTTAGGTTCACGCAGAGTGTACCATTGCTGATTGGGATAGCACCATCCTCGTTACTTGCTGGATACCCATCAAGTTTATCTGAGTTAACTGCTGTTGCTGACGCACCGAGGAATGTCGAACTGTATAATTTCCAATTCACAATATCAGAAATCGGGTCATTTCCAGTATTTGCAAGAAGTGCAATATAAAGACTGTTATTGCTACCGATTGCGAACGCACCTTCCTCGTACTCAGTTGTTGCACACCAAGCGAGACCACCTTTAGTCTCCATCATCTGTGTCAGCGCAGTCAAGCGGCGAAGCAATTCGTTAGCGTTAGCAGAATCAACAACAGTCTTAAATCTCCAAGCTGATTGTATTTCAGATTCATTCATATTAGAATTAGCATATGTAACACCAGCAGTTGGCTCACCACCGGTTGGGACATCAGGCGCATTCTCAGCCCATATACCACCAGTGACAACAGTTCGATTCGACATGAATTACTCCTTAAATATAAGTCACAGTAGTAACAAGAGAGGTGCAAGGATATGGCATGACTGGAATTACATCGCCTCTGTTATCTGTGATAAATCGTTTTGCCCAAAGAACCTTCCACATTGGTGTTCCAATTGGCACTTGGATTTCAATATCTCCAAGGGGAAGGGCGACTGCGCTAACAGGAATGCCAAGTGCCATTTGTGCATAGGTCATGATTTCGGCAGCTGACCCAACTTTGCACCTGTTACGATAGATTTTCGCTTTGATCATATCACGATATTCAAGATCAGTCATTGAATGTGAATCGCCATCTACTCCATTTTTCACCCACATCCAAACTGAGTCAAGATCAAAGGATGTTAAATCAGGAGTAAACCAATCCGGCGAACGAATAACATAGTATGGAATTGAGCGACCTTGTCCGACAATACGTCCAATGATATCAAGCTGGATTCCTGTAGCTGTTTCGAGTATTCGGCCATCGAGAATTCCTTGGATTGCAGATGATAATACTTGGATCTCAGAAGCTAATTGGATAAGGGTTTGCTGGAATACAGGTGACTTTGAGAATTGACGCAAGACACGAATCTGCATACGCTCCGCGGATGTCATGCTGTTACCTCAAGGTATGGATTACCATTGGCGTCAACGGTATCAATAATAGTAGCCATGTAATTCCAAGGAATTGATACAACAGCTTGATTTACACCTTCATATGTTGTTCCAATATAAATAGAAAGAATTCTCATACCAGCAACGCTATTTGCAGGAATTGCTAATTCAGTCGCATAGACTGGGTCACCTGGGGAAATACCAACTTGGTCAAACCCACTGGTGATTCCAATAGCAGACGCACCGTTTGCAGCATAATTAACCATTGCAGTCTTGATCTGAGTAGTACCATCAGATGGCCACAGTGCTGCATTCGTTACAACGCAAGTTACTTTCACATAAATAGGAACATTGATTGGGCGTGAGAAACGAATGAAATATTCAACGCCCTGCGTATCAACGATTGGTAATTCTACATTGCCAAAGTAATTACAAATTGGTGTATGATTGAATAATGCAGTACAAATATTAATTGCAGAGCCACCGACAACCAAGGCGCTTATTGATTTAGGAGGCAATCCTCGAGAGTCCTCTACCGTTAAAACATTCTGATAGATCCGAGCGAATGTGACTCCAGTCAATGCTTTGATCGCAGCATAACAGTCATCCAGCATACCACTTGCAACAGCAGTGGTACTTTCCTGTTGACGGACTCGAAGTGCAGCATCAGTTTCATCAGCAATACGAGTCAATCCTGATAATTGAACGAGTCCAGAGAGAGCTGAACCTGAGGCTTGTAGTGGATCAAATTGGTTATAAACGAGTTGGAGTTGTTCCCAGCATTCGGAAACAGCGTCAGCAGTGGCTTGGATCTGTTGTATAAAAGGATCATTTTCATCAGCAAGATTTGGAGTGAGGCTCTCGCCTGTAACTGGATCAGTGACTGTATTCAAAGCAGTCACCATATCAGCAAGGATGTCTGCAAGTCGCTTTAGAGTGAAACCAGAATCTGTGATTCCGAATGTGGCCATGCAAATTACTCCACGATGTAGTTGGAATTGATTTCACTCTGGAGGTAGTTATTATTACCAATAATATAGGTGAAATTCTGGTTTAAGTCAAGCAATGATATTGGATGTGACAAATTAGATACAATATCAATGATATCTGTATCATTGATGCCTTGGACTTCAACACGGATGCTGATTGTGACTGTTCGGTTTGATAATCCAATGTTGAATGAAATAATACTAAGTACACCTGGTACATTTAAAACAATCTGCCGAAGGATTGCAGACACCGTCGGTAAATCTTTACTACCAAGAATGACTTCGTACCAAGGAGTACCAGCTGGAGTATTTAAAAAATACTCCTGATAGTCATGGAGGAGCGTTGTCTTAATACGCTGGCGCACTTCATCGGCTCCAGTTACAAGAACCAATTTACCATTACTGATCACCATATCGTTCGCAGTATTTAACGCATATGTAAAACTCATGGCTTAGGCTCCGGAGGTGCAGTCCAATCACAGTTTAAGATGTTGGCTTTATCTTCTATTGCTTTTGTGAGGTGGGCTAGGGCCTTGGTGACAGCGGCAATCTCACCTATGATGCCATCATATAATTTTTTGGTGGTTTCAATCTGCCCTTTGATCCAAATTATAGTGGTAGCAAGGTCTACTGGAATAACCAATTTAGGTAACATATCATCGCCAGCCTTCGTATATTCTGCGATCAGCGCATTCACTTCTTTTTCAACACGATCTTTCAATTCCCTGAGGGCTTCACAAGTATCAATCTTCTCAACTGTAACAGCAATGCCTTCGATGTATTCGCTAGTCTTACTCATCCTGTAAGTCCTCCTATGATAATTCCATTTTGAACAGTAATCACTTTCCCAGTCATATCAAGAAATACACCACTGTCACTTGTACCGACTGAAAGTGTGCTGTCAGTTACAATAGGACCTGTGACTTGGTGTCCTGGGTTGGTGATTGTCATTGACGCAGTCCCAGCAACGACTTCCACGGTGCGATTGTCACGAATTGAAACTCGTGTGTCTCGTGAACGATTACGCAGTTCAATTCCATCCATGAGCCAATCGGTCAGAACCTGGGGAAGGGCTGGAGCACATATCATCGCGAAAGCATCATTCAAGTCATGGTGTCGTGACATTTCTGCGAAATCTTCTGGTGGCTGGATTCCACCTTTTGCGTGCCAGTTCTCAATCGCCCTTTGACTGAATACGAGGACACAAGGATCGCCTGCTCTGATTGGCAGAGTTAAGGCGTATCCGGCCGTCACGGCAAAGGGGTAACAGACAGGTACTTGAACTAACGCAGGCGGATCTTCAAAGGTCTCTTGGCGATCAGCATCTAATACACGCAACTGGATTGCAGGAGTCACAGTCACAGTCTGCGTCTCAGGATAGAATGCGTCAATGATCCCTGGAATGCAAGTATTGACTCCATAGAGGAGCCTATTGATCAATTCTTTCTGCTGGTTCTGTTCTGATTGTCCGGTAACTATCATGATGCCTTCTTTGGTCCGAGGAATAGGCACACCAATTGACTCTGCCATTGCGCAGAATGTGTGTCACCAGTATGTGTAACTTCTGTCAATTTATAACCATGTACTACATCTGGATCATGACTTGCTTCGATAGCAGCCGAGGATGTATTATTCAAATCAGAATTGACACTACTTATGACTTGTACTTTTGAGCCAGTTGTTTTGGCTACAAGGTTTGGATTAAGGACGGAAGTTATTACAACTCCATCTTGCTTTGAAAGTGGCCCATTGAGCGTTGGCTCAACTCTAATCAAATTCCCATTCTCAGCACTGATGGTGATTGTATTTCCGATAATAGCAGAATCATCATGAACAGCGACGAAAGTATTATTGTGATTGATGCTCCACGAGAAGCGGTATGTTCGTGCTAATTGATTTAATATACTAGCACATGTGCCATGCAGAGTTGGCATTTTTGGTAAGATAATAGTATCTGGGATAACAATCAATTTCTCATCATATAAGCATCGTGGAATTGTTTGGCCTATTGTTTTTACAATGTCAACCAATTTCACAGTGGAACCACCACCTCCGACTGGTGGGGCAAAGGCAATCTTTTTACGACCACGGATAGTTTCAACGAAGCCCAATGGTTCTGCACCAACAGCTTGATTAATCTCAGCACCTACTTTCGCAACATTCAATAGCATCCCAGCACCAGATAACACAAGCAAGGTGGTGATTAAATCAGGCCCTTCACGCTTGGTGAATGACGCCATTAGTTCCCCAGTCAAGATTGTAAGGCGCTGTGGTGTATTTGCACCGTCTATTGACGTATAACCAACGTCTAATATAACACCAGTCTTATTGGTACGAAGTGAGTTCCTGGTGTCTTTGGATAGATTGTAGATTTCAATTGTTGAAGGTCTGTCTGTTGACTGGATATGATGATATACACTAAATCTGATTCGAAGGCCATTGGGTGAGCCATCGGAAATATATTCTTTACCACCTGTGAGCTTTGACCCAGACTCGTCAGGTATCCCAAAACGCAATGAAACATTACGGATCCAAGGTTGTCCTGAAATCATACTGGAATCTCAACAGCAGTACCAACAGGATACCACAGCAGCAATACATTTGAGCCAAGGAGATCAGGACTCATATAATCACCTGCATTTAATTCAATGACAACCAGACTGCCTATGACAGCTTGGAGATCAGGGAATCGAGTCATAAGATTAAATCCAGGAATCAAAGCAATCCCGCAAACCAATGGGTTCTGGTCACTGTCAAGAATGTCAATCGACCATAGGCTGGTGGTGTAATTGTATGACGGATTAATATTCACCACATATGGCACATCTTGATTCCCTAATGTAAAGGTCACAAGATGATTACTTTCTGGTATCAATGGTAATTCTGAGAAGTCCATTAGAATTTAATCCCCATGTAATCAGAGAGTTGCTTTGACTGCTTTACTAATCCAGCAGCTGAGAATTTACCACCAACTGCAGGTACACTCAGGCTCTTTGGAGAAGCCTGGGTCAACTTTTTAGGAAGGCCACTTTGCATTGGTGAGCCTGCGGTCTGCCCTGCTGGCACTGTTTGTTTTGATGACATCTGAACCATGTCTGTCGTGATAATTGTATTTTGATAAGTCACTTTCGTAATCTGAACAAATGAAGCTCTAAATGCAAGTTTACCCCATAATGGTGCACTGTTGTCAGCTTGGATCGAAGTGCAGACCATGTTTTTGAGCAATTTATGTGCAGTTTGAAGATCAACAGTCTGGCGTGATAATAATTGAGTAAACCATTGCTCTAATGCATATTTACCAGCTTCACCTTTAACAGCATCTTTCAGCAACCCAGCTCTGAAGTTAGCAACCTCAAACGTAAGTTCCACTCTTAATGGTTTAATGATCACATGATCTGACATCGGTGTTCCATTTTCAATTGGAAACTGAGTCACTTCAGCTTGATATGAATACGATTCTTGTAATTTTGCATCAACAGGTATTGCAATATAATCATAACGAGGTGGCACATATGATTCTTTTGGTGCAATTGGTTTAGCTCGTTTTAATTTCTTTGCTTTCAATATAATAGAAACAATATTGCCAGCAGTCGGAGCAGAACCAATTGGAACTCGACCTATTATTGGAACTGGAATAGAGGACATTATTGATTCACCGGTACCAGGTTGGATGGGTAATACATCTGTTTTGCTGCACGCGCATTTTCATCCTGCGTTGTTGCATTCATATTGAATGTTTGGTTGACAGTTTGGTTTCCAGTAGTTGATGTATTGTTCGTTGTTGATGAAGCAGGTGACTGGTATGTAGGAGTTGTTGTATCGCTCCACCATTTAGGATTTGTCGGAGTTAATTCAGACCATATTCTTTCAGCATAGCCTTTAATCACTTTCCCTATCGTTGATCCTTTTTCTTCAAGTGATGTTCCGCTCCATTGATTTAATTTATCAGGAATGGTATTGATGAATGACTCAATCTTATCAAACATCGCCGTGATTTTTTCCATCTCAGAAGCCAAACCACCAAAGAACCCACCATCGGTAGGTTTCATAGTAGTTAGTTTATCATATGCAGTAACAAGTCCTGCGACCGCTGCAACGACTGCTACTATTTCCCAATTGGCGGCAACAGCTGCCGCTGCAACAATACCCAAGGCTGTCGCCAATGCGATTAATCCATAATAGATGACATTACTGGTCAATTGCTTATTTGACATCGTATCAAGAGTCTCTTTTAAAAACGGCAAGAAATCAGTAACTGTTTTCCATAGACTTCTAATCGTTTCTCCAAATCGTTTGAATCCATCAGCGACACCAGATGTAATATCTTTTAACTTCTGTAGTAAATCTTTCTGGTTTTCAGTCTTACTGATCCATTTTTCAAATTGGGTCATTGCTTGGGTTAGACTTGGTGCTAATTCAGATGCAAAGATGATGCTTATATTGCTAGCTATGTTTTTGAGACGATCCAACGCACGATGGAAATCAGCAGCCTTTTTAGTCTGGTCACTGCCTACACCAAATGACATTGACTTGTATAATTGCTCAACTCCAGCTGATCCTTTTCCAAGAAGCATTACACTTTCAGGAGTCATCCCAATACGACTAGCCCAGTTAAGACGCTCACCTTCTGGCATCTTTTCAAATAAGCTAGCGATATCAAGAAGCATTGATTTTACATTTTTGTATTTAGACTGGTATCCTGATCCTAGTAATCTGAATAGACCCTCGTTGTATTCACCTGGAGCCACAGGATTAAGGGCTTTGGTAAGAGTAACCAAGTCACTTTCCATTGACTGGGCGGAACCACCAGCCTGGCTCGCAGCATAGCGCCATCGCTGTAATGCATCAACGGAGATACCAGTCATCTGATGAAACTTCTGCATCTCATCAGCGCCTTCAGTAGCCTTATTGATAAAGTAAAACGCAGCAGTCGCCGCACCTACTAATGCTGCGGAGGCTTTCGTTGCATAACTGGATAGTTCGGTGATGGAGGCGCTGAATTTATTGAGAGTGGCGCCCGAGTTCGACTTGATGTCGAACCCGAGAACCGTTACAAGTTCATCTAGGACTGTTGCCATGAGCTTGCTCCATTGATTTTGTTTCGAGGAATTGCTTGAGATTGAGACTGCGATGCATATCCATTAAGCCAGAAAGCGAAATGGAGTCATCACATAATTGAGGCCAGGTGCACATCTTTGCCCAGACAGGTCGTCCAAGCCAATAATCTACTGACCAACCGTCGGGGATTTGAACGCCCCCGCCAGAGCCGAAGTTGCTTTCTGGCTGAAGCTGTCCAACTGCGGAAAAAAATCTTTGACGCACTCCCAGAGCGTCCAGGCACAGACTTGATAAGTCTCATTCCGGAAGTCTGAAAAGTGTTTGTCAAAATTGATTACTGTAGAAATGGGCTCGTTGTTGCAACAGAGATGTGAAATACTCACAGCCTCCATGAACGCTGCATCAATGGCCATTGGATCTACTTTCTGAATCGCTTCTGCGAACTTATCGAGCCCACCTTCATCAGTAGCCTTGGTGAGGGTTGGGAGCACCGCCCCGAACAGGACTGCCATCTTGGTACACAATGGCATGACCTGTCGCGGGGTTGGGAGCAATATGGAATACATTTTGTCGTTGATTACTGTGTCACGTCGTTCCATTTTCTAAAACCTTTCCCTTGCTTTAGAGCAAGCCACCAAGTAATCCGCCAGCGACTGCTGTAACGGCTGAAGTATCCATTCTCAACTGCAGGAATTCAATTGTAAACTGACGCGGCTGCATGGTTGGGCCACCAGTCGTAAACTGAGGCATATCACCAAAAGCGCAACCGCTTGCTGACAGCAGTTCCTCAACACCGGAAGTCATCTGTACTGAGAAGAGTCGTGGGTTACCGACTTGACCCTCACGAACAGCATACATCTGGCCAAGAGCCGGGCTCGTTGGGAGCAAGCTCAAGGTAATCGTGCCACCTTGTTCTGCTGACAGGTTCATGGAAGGACCATCACCACCATGGGTCCTAACTGCTGCGTTACCATCCTTCTTAATCTGAAGGAAGTCACCTTCAGCGAAGCCTGACAGTGGGTAACCGTCGACAATAACAATATGTCGGCCCTGGGAGTATAAGTTAATTCTAGACATATCAGATGTCTCCTTTGGTTAATTTAGTCACCAGTTGTACCTGGATCAACATCAACATCACGCGCAGTCACAGTGTATCGCTCACCATCATCTTCAAGAACAATACGATCACCTGAAACTGATACAACGTCCATTTCCCGGCCTCTATAAATCAAAGTCTTTCCAACCTGAACGAACTGCGTTCAAAATAGGATGACGATTGCTGATGGCTTCCAGGGCTTTGGTTCTGCCGTTTTGGAATGAATTGTAAATACGGCCTGTTGTTTTACCTACGATTCGAGCAGGATCATCAGGGTGTAGCTTATTCCAGATGTCACGTTCCCGTTTTGCCTGTTCCAAAGAAGCCATAAGTATAATATCCATTCCGTTAGACTTAACTTGATACATTTCACTGTTTTGGAATGCAGGACCTTTCTTAAGGTTAGCATCTTCCCAACCTCTGACCCAATCTTCTGTACCAGGCTCGCTACGTTTCCCTGGAAATGAGCTGTAGGCTTTGCCTTCCTGAAATGCCTTAACCCCTGCGTTGTATTCTGCGGATCCCTTTGCCATTATGACACCACCTCTACGCTTATCGCGATGGAATGAATTGCACCAGCTTCTTGAACTGTAATGTGAATCGGTGGACCAATGCGGCTTGCTCTAATAGCTGGGCTGATGGAGCTGATTGGCGTTGGTGTGATTATGACTGCTGGAAGATTGTCAACACCACTCTTGTTAGTGGCGGAGATGATCTGGCGGTCAGCGAATGTCCCATTGTAAATGTACTGGTTTCCTGTGTCGCGGCAAGCGTCAACAAGCAGCATCTGGCCCTTGCTCGTGTAAGGAATCTTGGCAT